CTAAAATTTTAGAATTTCAGACATTCTATCAGTGGCTTTAATCTGCATTTCCTTTGTAACATGAGAGTAGATATTCATTGTTGTTCTTATATCACCATGACCTAGACGCTCTTGAATAGTTTTAAGATCAGTATTTTGTTGTAACAATAAAGTGGCATTAGTATGTCTAGAATCATGAAATCTTATTTTTTTATTTATACCACACTGTTTTAGTACTTTAGGTAGTTTGTTAGTAAAATACATAGGATGAACATGTTTACCATCACACCATTTAAGAATAAAATCATAATTCTTATCATTAAAAACATTAGTTTTGTAAAATTCTCCGTATGTAGCAGCTTGCTTTAACTGCTTTTCTTTTAATTCAAGTAATAAATTTGTTAAATCATCAGATATAGTAAGAACTCTATAACTATCGTCATTTTTTAAACTTCCTACATATACATGACCATTACTATAGATCATATTATTTGATATTTTAATAATTTTATCCTTAAAACTAATATTAGGCCACTCAAGACCGCAAAGTTCTCCACGTCTTAAACCAAGTTCCAAAACTATTCTTAGACCTATAAAAAATATATAATCATTTTCTTTATCTAAATTTAGATGGTTAAATATTGTATGAATATCATTCTGATCTAATGTATCAGGTATAAATTTATCTCTTTTGGGTCTTTCTACATATTTACATGGATTGTCTCTAATTAATTTCCATACTAAAGCTCTATTCATTATAGTCTTTAATAAGGTGTATATAGATTGCATCGTAGCACCGCTAATATTATGTTCGGCCTTTATAGTAGATAACATACGTTCTACATTATAAGGTTTAATATCTACAATGTTCATATTACCAATATAAGGTATTAAATAATTGTTTAGAATTTCTCTATATCTATTATAAGTTGATATTTTGCGTAATGGCTTAACATATTCGTCAAGCCATTTTAATGATACAGTAGCCATTGTTACTTTTTTAGGTTCCACATATCCTTCATTTTCAAAATCACATATAGCTTGTGACAAAGCTTTACTAGCCTCCCCTTTAGTCTTAAATCCTCCCTTCGATTTATATTTCTTTTTTCCATCAATTATTCCTAAGAAGTATTGATAGGACCAGGTATTACCCCTTTTTCTTATACTTCCTTGCATAATAGTACCTCCCTTGAACTTATGTTCGATAAAAATATAAAAAAATATATACTTAATTTAAATTAAGTCAAATTTAAGTTTTAGTAATTCAACGGGTATGTTTTCGATAGTACTAATTTCATTTATTGTATAACCATAATAGTTATTTAATAAACTATCTGGAATTAATAAATTAGCAGCAAAAAAGTTAGCTTGCCATTCAAATTTACTTGTTAGCAATAAAGTATTATTCTTCATAAAATAACAATTTTGAGTTTTATGAAGAATAGCATGACCAAGTTCGTGCGCTAACACTATCCTTTTTAGTGCTTCATCAAGAGAACTATTAATAAAAATAGTTTTAGTTTTCTTAATGTACATATAGGCACCAAGTTTATCGCCTAATGGTCTTTCTATTATAACTACGCCTAAGTAATCAGCTAACTCACAAGGGTCACATGTATCGTATTTTTCTGCTAATTTATTAATTATATTTAATATTATTTTTTTCATAATCCCCATCCCCTAACGCTATAAATAATTATTTTTTATACTTCTTGGGGGTGTATTTTTCTTTATTTCTAACTTTTATTGTCTTTAGTGCAAACTCTAAAGCATCCTTAAATAATTCTCTATTTTCATCATCTAATTCATCACCATCAAAATAAAGTGGACCATCTTCTTGGTTATCAAGTTTTCTCATTATAGTATCCAAATCTTTAGATATATCTTTATAGTCTTTAGATGTTAGTTGTTTTGAAGTAGATGAAGTTTTATTTTCACCATCATTAAAGAAATCATTTACGGATACATCTAAAGCATCAGCTAACTTTTTTAAAGTCCCCATTCTGGGATTCGTGGACGTACCTGTTTCTATATCAGAAATAGTACTGGGTCCTACACCACTTTTATCAGCAAGTTCCTTAAGTGTTAGATTATTTTTCTCTCTTAAACTTCTTAAAAATTCACCTGTATTCATTCTTTATCTCCCTTTTATTTCGGTTTACAGGAATATAATAACATTTAATTTCGGTAAAGTAAATAGTAATTTACAGAAAACCGAAGAAAATCGAAGATACAGCGAGTTATTTTCCTTTAATAACCGTTATTCCGTATAAAAATGTTTGCTTAAACGGAATAACGGATGTATTATAAGAATATAAATTACGGATAACCGTTTGAAGGGGAGTGAAATTATGAACAATAAGATAAAAGAAACAATTCAAAAAAAGGGGATGAAGACTACTTATGTTATAGAAAAAGTAGGTCTGTCCACTTCGTCATTTTATGAAATTATGAACGGAAAAGCGGTTCCAAGCCTTATGAATGCTCGTAAAATTGCAGATGTTTTAGAAGTTCCACTAGATAAACTTTTTCCGGAAGATGATTTTAAAAAGGAGGATTAATTTTGGAAGATTATTTATTAAGTGTTGCAGAAACCGCCAAAAGGCTTGGTGTAGCTAGTAATAGAAATTTTGTTTATGAATTAATAGAAAAAGGATTATTAAAATCTATAAAACTTAAAAGTCTTAAAATACGAAATTCAGAAATAAATAGATTTTTGAAATGGGCAGAAGGAAAGGATTTATCTGATTTAAACAATATAAAAGAATTAAATTAGTATTCAAGCAGCTCTATTTAGGTCAAAAGTATTAAAGCAGCTCCAGTGTGAGGGTAAAAAAAATTTAAGGTAGGTGAGAAAGATGGAAAGAGTTTTACACAGTGTATGTCATGGGAATTGGAAAGGTTATGAGGGTACAAAGGAAGAAATTCCGGCAATGTTTGATAAATGCCTAGAGGAATGTGGCAAAGGAGAAGTAAGTGCTTTGGAATATAGCAGAGAGTCTATGGATGAAATGAAACCTAATGCAAATGGTTTATATGAAGTAACCTATTGGTCTAGATGGTAAAAAGTTAAGGAGGTAAATCATGGTATCTAAGTTTTTAAAAGAATTAAAACTGCAAGAGAGGAGGGAATGTTGTGACGAAGTTTAAAGATTTTACCGGTCAGAAATTTTGTAGGCTTACTGTAATAAAAAGGGGGAAAGCGTATTTATCTCCCAAAGGATTCAAACAACAAAAATGGCTATGCAAGTGTGAATGTGGCAAAGAAATTTATGTGCTCCAAAGTGCGTTAGTAACCGGAAGGACGAAAAGCTGCGGGTGTTTTTATGAAGAAAATATAAAAAATATCCAATCAATAGGAACGAACACTGGTAGATTCAAAGGAACCAAGATAGCAGCTTTAACTTTTAAAATACCAACAAACAACACAAGTGGATACAAAGGAATAAGTTGGACTAAAAACGTTGCGAAATGGAATGCATATATTCATTTTAGTGGAAAAAAAATGAATCTTGGTTATTTTGAAAATAAAGAAGACGCTATTCAAGCACGTAAAGAAGCCGAAGAAAAATATTTTAAACCTATAATAGAAGAGTTTAAGGAGGTAAATCATGGTATCTAAGTTTTTAAAAGAATTAAAACAAAATCTAACACAAGATGAATTTAAAGAAGTTCTAATAATTGCAACTCAGGACATCATGTTTAACAATGTAGGTTTTAAAAAGCTAACTAAGGAAAAAGAATTTATAGAGATATGCAAGAAGAGTTTACTCATATTAAAAGGTAGACAAGCGTGTGGAAAGGGGGTGTAAAAAATGAAGGCAATTAAGATTAAAGGAAAAATTGTTGAAATGGATTTTGAGCAGTGCTACTGCCAGTTCGCACCGCTCAGAAACAAAATAGCACATGAATATAGACATATGCCAATGGAACGTGAGGACTTAATGCAAGAAATAGCCCTCAGTTTCTTTAAAGCTTATAAAGCTTATGATAACACAAAGTTTGAGTTTATTACAATAGTTTATCAGATTGCTAAAAATGACTTATGGAAAAAAATCCGAGGATATAATGCGGTTATGAGACAATCCAATGTAGATAATGTCTATTTGAATAGTTTATCACAGTCAGCAGATAATCCAAGTGAATTAATAGAGTTACTAGTTCAAGAAGATAACTTCGTGGAAGATTTATATTGTAAATTAGCATTTGACAGAGCCTCAAAAAAAGTAAAAAGAGAGGATAAAGTAAAAGCATTAAATCTTCTAAGACTTGGGTATAAACAACGAGAAGTTGCTGAAATACTAGGATGTAGTCAAATACAAGTATCTAGGTTTAAAAGTGAGTTTAAAACATTGCTTAGGGAAGAAATGTGTAGTTAGGGGGTTGGGCTATGCCGATAGTGATAAGAGCTAGAAGCATTAAAGAAGAATCTCATAGTTTATTTGATATTAAGGATTTAGAGAATTTAGTTATTAATACTATGGGTGAAGATGTATGGTGTGCAATTATGCAATTTACAGAAGATAAAATTGAAGAAAATAAAGAAAAAAGTGAATACACAGAAGATGATATAAGGTCCTATGATGTGGACTTAACTGCATTAAGAAGCGGTGTTAGTGATGAAATACAAGAACTAAACGGACTAGTTAGTTATGTTAATGATTCTACTAGATTAAACAGAGCAATTATTATTGAAAAGCTATGTGGGATTAAAAGAAGGCTGACAGATAATGAGGGGTACATTTAATGAGTAAGGTAGCCTTAGTAAAATTCAAAGGATATCAAGAGTTTATGGAATACTCATACTTCACCGATATAGAAGATTTAAAAGAAGATGATGTGGTAGTAGTTCCTACAAATAATTCATACAGTATAGGTTATTTCTCCAGGTACAGTACTAATAAGCAACATATTAAAAATGCTACTAAGTGGATAGTACAGAAGGTAGATATTGAAGCGTATGAAACTAAGTTATTCTTAGGTGATTAACATGTATAAGTTAAGTAAATCTGAATTTATGAGTAAAGCAATTAATGATCTATATGAAAATAAAAGGCAAGAGAAGGAAAGGTTAAGAGCTGCAGATGTTTATACAATTCAGAATGTAAATAAAATAGATAAATATATGAGGAGGAAGAAAAGATGGAAATAACAGCAAAGTTTAATAATGGTGAGGAAATGATGGCATTTGCAAGACTACTTTTAGGACAAGACAACGCGGTCAAATTTGTACCAAGTCATGGAGTAGTGGCTAATGTAGAACCTTTAAAGGAAGATACAGAAAAGCAAGAGGAAAAACCAAAAGAAGTTAATATTCCTAAAGTTGAAGCAGAAGTAGTTGGGATAGATGCAACTCCAGAAGAATTAAATGAGGCTAAAGAGCTTATTGATAAAAAGAAGGAAGAACCAAAAGTAACTAAGGAAATGGTAAGAGCTGCATTCTCTAAACTTATTAAAGATGGTAAACAGAAAGAGGCTAAAGAGCTAACAAGTAAATATGGAGCTGCTAAGTTGCCGGATGTTAAAGAAGAGGATTATGCAGCAATACTTAAAGAAGCGGAGGAGTTACTATAATGGCAGACTTGAAAGGTATTGTTAATAAACCACAATTTGATACAGAGGTATTCGAGCAAGGTAAAGCAATAAATATAAAACAATACTCTCTAAGTAATGGCTTTAAACTTAAAGATAAAAATGGACTTATTGGGAGAGTTAATCCACTTGAAATAATAGTTTGGGTATATGATAAATATTCAAATGATTGTGAAACTGTGGTGATCACAATAGATTTAGTTGTTAGTGGCGAATATGAAATTTCATTACTTAAGGAGGAAGATTAATGGCAGCACATGCAATATTAAGTGCTTCTGGTGCTAGTAGATGGTTGGCGTGTCCTCCATCAGCTAGACTAGAACAAAACTATGAGAACAAGTCTAGTGAGTTTGCTATGGAGGGTACACTTGCACATGAACTTGGGGAGTTAGGACTACAAAAGAATTTAGAGCTTATAAGCACTAGAAAGTATAATTCAGAGGTTAAAAAAATTAAAGAGAATGAACTTTATGCAGAAGACATGCCTGACTATGTAGACATCTATGTTAATACTTGCATGGAGAAAGTGGCTGAGGCTAAAGCAAAAACACCGGATGCAATATTTAGTATAGAACAGAGATTAAACTTTAGTGAGTGGGTTCCTGAAGGTTTTGGAACAGGTGACTTTGTAATAATAGCAGATGGTGTTATGGAAATATGCGATTTAAAGTACGGAAAAGGAGTTCCAGTAAGTGCTATAGGAAATAAGCAAATGAAATTATATGCTCTTGGAGCTATAGCGGAATTTAGTTTTCTGTATGACATAGAGAAGGTAAGAATGACAATTATTCAACCTAGACTTGATAGCATAAGTACAGATGAAATATCTGCAGATGAATTACTTAAGTGGGCAGAAGAAGAGTTAAAGCCTACAGCTGAACTTGCTTTTAAAGGTGAAGGAGAATTTTGTTCAGGAGACCACTGTAAATTCTGTAGAGCTAAAGCAGTATGTAAAGCTAGAGCTGACAAGAATATGGAACTTGCAAAGTATGACTTTGAGGACCCTAAGACTTTAGATAATAACGATATAGCTTTTATCTTGGCTAGAGCTGATGAATTAATAAGTTGGGCTAAAGATGTACAAGAATTTGCACTAGAACAAGCTCTACAAGGTGAGGAATTTGATGGATTTAAAGTTGTAGAAGGTAGAAGTAATAGAAAGTATACAAGTGAAAATCAAGTAGCAGAGATATTAATAAATCATGGATTCCAAGAGAATATGATTTACACTAAAAAGTTAGATGGTATAAGCAAAATAGAAAGTGCTATAGGTAAAAAAGAAGTACAAAGATTACTTGGAGATTACATTATAAAACCACCAGGCAAACCAACTTTAGTACCTATATCAGATAAAAGACCAGCGTTTGTAGTAGCTGCAGCTCAGAATGATTTTGCAGAGTAGAGAGGGTGTAACTTAATGAATGAAATAATAGTGTTTTCACATATATCTGGAAAAGTAGAAACAATATATTGTGATGATTACAGAATATATACAGGTAAAGTAAATGTAGTAGTTACAATAAATGGCGGTGTTGAATGCAATGTTATACCTTGGAATCGAGTTAAACAAATCAATATTGGATAATAAAAAACTTTAAATAAATAGAGAAAGAAGGAATTAATAATGGCAAATATTAAAGCAAAAAGAACAGGAACAAAGGTAACTACAGGAAAGGTGAGATTAAGCTATACTCACTTATTTGAACCTCATGCAATAGAAGGGAATGAACCTAAATACTCAACTAGTGTAATAATTTCTAAAACTGATAAGGAAACGCTAATGGCTATTAAGGAAGCAGTAGAACAAGTTAAAAAAGAAGGTGCTGCTAAGTGGGGTGGTAAAGTTCCAGCAACACTAAAAACTCCTTTAAGAGACGGAGATGCAGAAAGACCAGATGATGAAGCATATGCTAATTGTTACTTCTTAAATGCAAATAGCAAAAATAAGCCAGGAGTAGTTGACCAATATGTACAACCTATATTAGATGCAACCGAGGTTTATAGTGGTTGCTACGGTAGATTAACTCTTAATTTCTATCCATATAGTGCATCAGGGAATAAAGGGGTTGCATGTGGACTTGGTAACGTACAAAAGTTAGAAGATGGAGAACCACTTGGAGGATTTACAAGAGCAGAAGATGACTTTGAAGCAGTAACTACAGAAGATGATTTTCTAGGTTATTAAAACTTTATAGAGCAGGTGAGAGCCTGCTCTTCTTTATAAGAGGTGATTACATTGGTAGAACATGTCTATATGGCAGTTACAACTGATAAGTTAGAACTCCCACTTGCAATTGCAGATACTGCAATAGAGCTAGGGAATATATTAGGGATAAAGTCAGAGACTGTTTATAGTTCTATAAGTAAACAAAGAAGTGGAAAAAAGAATGGGTTTAAATTATTAAAAGTATTGATAGAGGTAGAGGAATGAAGATTTTAGCAATAGACGTTGAGACCTACAGTAGTATAGATATTAAAACAGCAGGGGCTTACAGGTATTGTGAAGCCCCTGATTTTGAAATATTACTGTTTGCATATGCCTTTGATGATGAACCAGTACAAATAGTAGATTTAGCAAATGGTGAAACTCTTCCGGATGAAGTTATAGATTCACTTGATAATCCTACAATATTAAAGACAGCATTTAATGCTAACTTTGAGAGAAATGCTATTTCATCTGATATGTATTTTCCTAATGGTATGCCACCGGAACAGTGGGAATGTACTATGATTAAGGCTTTAACAATGGGATTACCAGGAAGTCTTGATATGGTCGGTAAGGCACTTAATTTTGAAGAAGATAAGCAGAAGATGAAGGAAGGTAAAGCATTAATTCAGTATTTTTGTAAGCCATGCAAGCCAACTAAAACTAATGGTAAGAGAACTAGAAACCTTCCTGAACATGATCCGGAGAAGTGGGAGTTATTTAAAGAGTATTGTAAGCAAGACGTTGAAGTAGAAAGAGCTATAAGAAATAAGCTTAGTAAGTTTGAAACTACAGATAAAGAAAAAAGGCTATGGCAATTAGACCAGGTAATAAATGACCGAGGTGTAGGTACTGATTTAATATTAATAAATAAAGCTATAGAGTGTGATTTAATATTTACTGAAAGGCTACAAAATGAAGCAAGAGAGCTAACAGGGTTAGATAATCCTAATAGTCCAACTCAATTAAAAAAGTGGCTTGGTGAACGTGTAGGGCATGAAGTAACTAGTCTTACTAAAGATAGTATTCCAGGACTACTAGAAGAGGCAAAAGATGATAATGTTAAGAGAGTTTTAGAACTAAGACAACTTATGGCCAAGACCTCTATTAAAAAGTATGAGGCTATGGAAAAGAGCAGATGTGAAGATGGAAGAGTAAGAGGGTTGCTACAGTTTTATGGTGCTAATAGGACCGGCAGATGGGCTGGAAGATTAGTACAAGTTCAGAACCTTCCTCAAAATCACTTACCTGATTTAGATGATGCCAGAAATCTATTAGGAACTGGTCAATTTGATAATATAGAGTTTTTATATGATAGTATTCCAGATACTCTAAGTCAACTTATACGGACCGCATTTATTCCAAGAGAGGGAAATAGGTTCATGGTTGCTGACTTCTCAGCTATAGAAGCAAGAGTTATAGCCTGGTATGCTAGTGAGCAATGGAGATTAGATGTATTTGCAACTCATGGAAAGATTTATGAAGCCTCTGCAGCTCAAATGTTCCATGTACCTATAGAAAGTATTAAAAAAGGTAGTGACTTAAGACAGAAGGGTAAAATAGCAGAGTTGGCACTTGGGTATGGTGGAAGCGTTGGGGCCATAATGAGTATGGATAAATCAAAGAGTATTCCAGAGGAAGAACTACCAGGACTAGTTAAGAGTTGGAGAAATGCTAACCCTAATATAACTAAGTTTTGGTGGGATTGCGATAAGGCTGCTAAAAAAGCAATAAATGAAAGAACTACAGTATGTATGCAGTATGGACTTAAGTTTATATATAATCCAGGAGTTCTATTTATACAGTTACCTTCAGGTAGAAAGTTAGCTTATATAAAACCTAAGATAGAAGTTGGTAAATATGGCACAGATGTAATCACATATGAGGGTATGGAACAGACTTCTAAACAATGGACTACATTAGAAACTTATGGACCTAAATTAGTAGAGAATATAGTACAAGCAACTGCAAGAGATTGTTTAGGTGAAGCAATGTTTAATGTGGAAGAAGCAGGGTATGAAGTAGTATTCCATGTACATGATGAACTTATCATGGATGTACCTAAAGACTTTGGGAAGTTAGAAGAAGTTAATGAGATATTCGGTAAACCTATCTCATGGGCTCCAGGGCTTCCACTAAAAGCAGATGGGTATGAATGTAATTATTACATGAAAGATTAATGGGAGGTAATTAAATGAATAGATATTTTATAGTTACGAATAGTGTAATAGGTGAAAGATATAGGGAGTTTGAAACAAACAGAGAGGAAGTAAGAAATTTATATAAAGATTTTTCTCAGAAGTTAGGAATAGAAAGTAAAAGTTACTATGTTACAAATAGATCATTTTATATAGTCCCTACTGAAAAGGACCAGGAAACTTTCGGAAAGTATTTCTGTAAAGAAAGAAATGATAATGGATTAATAAGATTTAAAGCTAATAGCAAGGTTACAAAAGAATGGATTAAATTACTTAAGAAAAAAAACATTGAAATAATAGATAGACCTGACCCAATATTTGAATATTTAGGGCCTATATTCAGTAGATATTCAACACAAAAATTTGAGGTAAACAATGAAATATATTTTTCAGTATGTACTGAAAGCAATGGGATTGAGACACTTAGAATACTTGACGGTATGAGGGAAATTAAAGGTAGTGAATATCATAAGGCATTAGAGGAGGCAGAATTATAATAAGGAAGGTGTGAAGTAACTATGTTAAAAAAGAAATTGAAAAATATCTTCTTTGGGTTTACTGGAACAGCAATACATTGTCCTTACTGTAAAAGTATGAATGTTAAGTTTGGTAAAAGCATGATTAAAGGTAATGTTGAAAAATATAAAGTAAGTTGCAGAGATTGTGGAGCTAAAGGTCATGTTAAAGAAACTTGGTCCAAAGGAAGTGATTAATATGAAAAGGGACATACTCAGTTATATGAACTCACATGGAAAAAAGCAATATACAAAGTATCAAGTAAGTGCAATTAATACCGCTATACAGATAGAAGCAAAAGAAAGAGAAGAAGAGTTTATAGAGTTAAATGCCAGGACTAGAAAAGGGAAAGAATTATTAAATAGGAGAGTTGCTGACATTGCAAACAGAAACCTAGATGGTAGTAGTAAAGTAACTCCTCATGATGTTTGGGTATTCAAAAGATGTAGACTTGAAGAATATCAAGCTAGGACTGGTAAGTGTGCATGGGGTTTAAAGGAGTATAGAAGAAAGCTCGGTTATGATGAAAATACTGGATTAGAATTGGAGAGTGATTAATAATGTTGAAATGTATTATAGCTTTTAATCTTGGTTTCTTATTCTGTGCCTGGTGGGTAAATAGGGGGAAGAGTTAATATGATAGAACTTAAAAATATAAACCTTGATGGTGTAACCATTATGAGACAAATAAACAAAGTCTATGAAGAAGTTAATGAGTTTGAAATGGCTGTAATTATGGGTGATATAGATAATGCAGTAGAAGAGTTCTTTGATGTAGTACAAGCTAGCTTAGGAGCACTTCATAAAATGGGGCTAAGTGCTGAATATGTTATGGAGCAGTATCCAAAGCATATTGAAAAATTGAAATTTAGACCAAGAGATTAGAAAAAGGGGAAAAATAATGAAAAATATAAATTCTATAATTGAAAGAGAAATATGTATTCATTGTATATATAATGTTTCTTCCAATGGTTGCAAATGTGACCAGTATAAAAGGTGTACTGAATATGATAAGGAATTCTTTGATAGTAATTATTTTAAAGAAAAATATTTTAAAGAAACAATTTAATGTATAATTCAAGAAAAATCAGATGTGAGGAGGGGAGTCATGAGTGCAGTAACAGATGATAATGTAAAAGTAAATATTAAGTATGATGGATCCATAGCAATAGCAACTGGAAAAAGTAAAAAAGAAACTCACTGGAAGAATAAAAATATCCTTTGGTCAGAACTTGTAGACAAGCTAAGTAATACAACTAGAACACCTGAGACATATGCAGAGTATAAGAAGATGGCCAAGACTGACAAAGATAGAATTAAGGATGTTGGTGGGTTTGTAGGTGGTAGTCTTAAGAATGGACGTAGAAAGGCTGAGAATGTAGCAAATAGAACTTTATTAACACTAGACTTAGATTATGTACAAGGTGATATATGGTCCAGTATAGAGTTATTATATGACTTCTCAGTTGCTATGTATTCTACACATACTCATGCACCTGATAACCAAAGATTAAGACTAGTAATACCATTAAGTAGACCAGTACTTCCGGATGAATATCAAGCTATAGGAAGAATGGTGGCTGAGGATTTAGGCATAGACCAATTTGACGATACAACTTATGAACCTTCTAGATTAATGTACTGGCCAAGTACTTCATCAGATGGAGAATATATATTTAAGGTCCAGGACTCACAATGGTTAAATCCAGAGGATGTACTTGATAGATATATAGATTGGAAAGATGTTAGTTATTGGCCAGAGTCATCAAGGGTTAGAGCTAAGATAAATACAGCTATAAAGAAACAAGAGGACCCATTAGAAAAGAAGGGTATTATAGGAGCCTTTTGTAGGACCTATAGTATCACAGAAGCGATAGGAGAATTTTTAAGTGATGTATATGTACCTGGTGCGGATGAAACCAGGTACACATATGCAGAAGGTTCAACTACTGGTGGAGTTGTAGTTTATGAAGATAAGTTTAGTTTTTCACATCATGGTACGGATCCTACGAGTGGAACTCTGTGTAATGCCTTTGATTTAGTTAGGATTAATAAATTTGGAGAACTAGATGATGAAGTGAGAATCGATACTAAACCAGATAATCTACCTTCTTTTAATAGGATGGTAGAACTTGCAATGAAGGATGAAAAGGTAAAGATACAATTAGGAATAGATAAAAGAGAATCTGTTGCTAATGATTTTGAACCTGTGGAGGTAGAAGAGAATACTGAGTGGTTAGCTTTACTTGAATATACAAAACAAGGAAAGGCTAAAGGTACAATAGATAATGTAAAAACTATTCTAGAGAATGATATTAGGCTTAAAGATAAATTAGCATACAATGAATTTAGTTTAAGGAATACTATAAAGGGTAAATTACCTTGGAACAGTGAAGATAAAATAAGGTTTTGGGATGATAATGATGAATCTGGACTTAGACATTATTTAGAGAAAGCCTATGACATAACAAGAGCTACGCAAGTTATTAATGACGCTTCAAGACTAATATTTAATCAAAACAAATTTCATCCAGTTAGAGATTATCTAAAAAACTTAATTTGGGATGGTGAAAAAAGGGTAGAAACAGTGCTAATCAACTATTTTGGAGTTGAGGATAATATATACACTAGAGCTGCAGCAAGAATATTTATATGCGGAGCAGTAGCGAGAATATTTAACCCTGGTTGTCAATTAGACTATGTAACAACTATAGTAGGAAAACAAGGAATTAGAAAAGGTACATTTTATAGGCACATGGCTAAAAAGGATGAATGGTATACAGAATTAGCAACTATTAAGTATAAAGAGGCTATAGAAGAAACAATGGGGAAATGGATTGTTGAAATGGCAGAGATGGCACCAACTAAAAAAAGTGAAATAGAAGAAATGAAAGCTTTCATAACTAATAAAAGTAAAACTATAAGATTAGCTTATGCACATAATCCGGTTGACATACCAAGACAATATGTTTTAGTTGCATCTACAAATGAACCTGCTTTTCTAAAAGACCCTACTGGTGACAGAAGATATCTTCCTGTTGACGCAGACATGACAAAAGCAACTAAAAGCATAGTTAAGGATTTGAAGAATGAAGTTGATCAGATATATGCTGAAGCGGTAGTTTTATACAAGAGATTAGGTAATAATGCCTTAATGTTAAGCAAAGAGGAAGAGGCTTTAGCCGCAATTGAACAAGATAACCATAGAATAGTAGATGATGAAGAAAGCAGCATAATAGAATTTTTAGATACACCATTACCCAAAGATTGGTATGATAAAGATTTATACGAAAGACAAAGATATTTTAATGATTCTTTATCATCTAAAGTAAAAAAGGAAGATGGGATTATTAGAGATAGAGTTTGTGTAAAAGAAGTATTAAATGAACTTTATGGTGTAACAGGAAAAATAGATTTAAGGGATTCAGCTAGAATAAATAAGATATTACAAGGGTTGAAAAATTGGGAGAAACAAAAGAGTGTTATAAGAATTAATGGCTACGGACAACAAAGAGGATATTATAGAAAGTAAGCGGATGTAAACAGAAATAAAGAAAACTGTTTACAGCTATAATCTAGTAATATTAAGGGTTGAGGACTATTTGTAAACAATGTAAACAGATTTTATTATATAAGTAGTATTTATTATAGATAATATTACAGTATATGGGATATTATCCTATTTTAATAGTACTCTATAAGAAAAAATTGTTTACTTTGTTTACAAGAACCTATAAAGCATTGATATTACTAGTTTGTCAATGTCAACAGGTATTAATTTAGAAAGGGTGTAATCTTATGAACAATGAATATAAAAGAAAAATACTGAAAGAAACTTTAAAAGTACTAGATAGTAGTTATTCAATACAAACTATTGATTTGTCTGAATGTTTATATAAGGATTTAGGAAATGGAATAGATTTTGAAATTGAGTATGGCAAAGGTAAATTTGATATATACGTTTGGGAAAACAAGAGTAAAATAATTGAACGACTATTTGATATAAAAAAAGCTGATTTAAATATAACTTTAGAGGCACTGATTAAAAGATATGGAAGAAAGTAAAATTGAAAGACATCTTAAAAAACAAATTGAGTTGTTAGGTGGTTTAGCTTTAAAGTTCATTAGTCCAGGATTATCAGGAGTGCCAGATAGGATTGTATTATTACCACAAGGAAGGATTATTTTTGTAGAGCTTAAAGCACCAGGTAAAAAAACAAGACCTATACAAGAATACAGAATTAAAATGATAAGAGCTTTAGGGTTCAGAGTTGAAATAATAGATAGTATAGAGAAAGTAAATAAATTTATAAAGGAGATTAAATAATATGGGTGATAGAAAAGAAGAAATCAGTTTTATAGTAGGTATGATCCAGGAGATATGTGTTGATTCTAATATATCTTTAATACCTTGTAAAACAAAAAAGGGAATTGAGTATGTTGGTATTTTAGATAATACTACAGGTGAAAAATATGCAATGATCAAAGGTGAGTAGTTATGAATTTCAATCCTTATAAATATCAACAGTATGCAACAAATCATATTATCGATAATCCAGCATCAGCATTATTCCTAGATATGGGATTAGGTAAGACAGTATCAACACTAACTGCAATAGACGATTTAATGTTATTAGGTGATATTAATAAAACATTAGTTATAGCACCTTTAAGAGTAGCAGAAGATACATGGAGTACAGAAGTTGAAAAATGGGACCATCTTAAACATTTAAGAATATCTAAAGTTTTAGGAAAAGAAAAAGACAGAATAGCAGCACTTAACCAGGAAGCAGATATCTATGTAATTAATCGTGAGAATGTAGAATGGTTAGTAAATAAATGTTTTAATAATTGGGTATTTGATATGTTAGTTATAGATGAATTATCTAGCTTTAAATCCCCTAAAGCACAAAGATTTAAGGCTTTAAAAAAAGTTAGACCATTCTTTAAAAGAGTAGTAGGACTTACTGGAACACCAACCCCTAACAGCCTAATTGATTTATGGCCACAAGTATATTTATTAGATGGTGGAAAGAGATTAGGTAAAACAATTACTAGTTATAGACAACAATACTTTACACCAGGGCAAATGAATGGACATATAGTTTATAATTACAATTTAAAACCAGGAGCAGATGAAACAATTCATAGTAGAATATCAGACATATGTATTTCAATGTTGGCCAAAGACTATCTAGACTTACCTGAAAGAATAGATAATAAAATTGAGATTAAACTTTCAGAGTCTACAAAGAAAAAATATAAACAGTTGGAGAAGGATCTAGTTATAGAACTTGGTGAAAATGATATTACTGCAGCTAATGCAGCAGTACTTACAAACAAGTTATTACAAATGGCCAATGGTGCAATTTATTCAGAGGATAAGTCAGTAGTTGAAATTCATGATGAAAAACTAAAAGCATTACTAGAAGTTATAGAAGCAGCCAATGGAAAACCAGTCTTAGTATTTTATAGCTTTCAACATGATTATGATAGAATAACTAAATTTCTAAATAAAAAAGGATACAAGCCTAAGAAACTAAATGATAGTAGTGATATTAAATCTTGGAATGAAGGTAAGATTAATATATTACTTCTCCATCCAGCTTCAGCAGGTCATGGGCTTAATCTTCAATATGGAGGAAGTACTATAGTGTGGTTTGGACTTCCATGGAGTCTAGAACTATACCAACAAGCTAATGCAAGATTACACAGACAAGGTCAAAAGGAAGTTGTAGTTATAAACCATCTTATTGCAAAAGGAACTGTGGATGAAGATGTTATGAAAGCTTTAAGTAATAAAGAAGTAAATCAAAATGTATTACTGGAAGCAGTTAAAGCGAGATTGAAGGAGGCATAAAACATATGAATTATATCAAGGAAGCGGTTGAGTATCTAAGAAATTATGAAAATTTAATAACTTCAACAGCAAATTTAAGAGATGAAATCTTAGGACTAAAGGTAGATTTAAAATCTGTTAAGGAAATATCTTATTCGGATATGCCACATGGTAGTAGTGATGCATCATTAGCAGATGATGCGATAGTGAATAAAATGTTCCAACTTAAAAAAGCAGAAGAAGATTATAAAGAAACTAGCAGAACTTTAAAAAGAATGGACAAGACAATGGAACGTTTTAAAGAAAGTAATGAGTTGTATTTTAATATTTTAAATGGTTACTTTGTAGAGAAACTTACAGAAGAACAGCTTATGAAAGATTTTAGTTACAGTGATAGGCATTTAAGAAGGATAAAGCAAAATGCATTAAGAACTTTTGCAATTCAGTTATTTGGTATTAATGCTATGAAATAAATGTCCGTTTTATGTCCCCAGATTTGACAAGTATTATGATATAATTGAGTTATAGCGATATTAAAATTGATAAAAAGGTATCTAGTGTAAAAACTAGGTGCCTTTTTTTATAAAGGTGGTGAGGTCAAGTGCATATTTATACTGTGTTTAAGTGCAAAGGTTGTAATAATGAATTTATTTTAGTTGAAGAAGATATTAAAAAAGCATTGAGGCGAGGTAAATATTTATCTTGTCCTTATTGTGGTTGTAGAAAATTAAAATCAAGGTCAGAAGATGATTTAAGAAAAGTATGAAGGAGGTGGCATTATGGCCAAGTTAACACCAAAACAAGAAAGATTTATAGAAGAATATTTAATTGACTTAAATGCCACCCAGGCAGCAATTAGAGCAGGATATAGTCCTAAGACAGCTAATGAACAAGGAAATAGATTGTTAGCAAATGTTAGTGTTCGTACACGCATAGATAAAGCTATAGCGGAAAGGTCTAGAAGAACAGGAATAAGCCAAGATAGAGTAATCATGGAACTTGCAAGGATAGGTTTTTTAAATCCAGATGATGTAATTAACTTTAATAATGCAACAGTAAATTCACATGCATCTGCAGATGATCTAGCAGCCATACAATCAGTTAAAGTTAAAAGCTCTTATACTGAAAATGGAGAGTCAACTGAGAGAGAAGTTAAGTTTAATGATAAGCTTAAAGCCTTAGAGCTGTTAGGTAAGCACCTTGGTATGTTTAAAGAAAATATAAATATAAATGCAAATGTTAATAGCACTAAGAAATTAGATTCAATACTAGAGCAGCTAGGTGATGATGACAATGAGTGATGACTATAAATTATCACCTAAATATAAAGCATTCTTAAAGCATGAAGCACCAGTGGAATTTTTAGAAGGAACAACGGCAGCAGGAAAAACAACAGTAGGAATACTTAAGTTTATGTTAAAGGTTGCTAAGTCATCTAAAAAAATGCATGTTATAGCATCAAAAACAACGGGTGTATGTGAAAAGAATATAATCCAAAAGGAGTATGGCATAACTGATGTATTTGGAGATTTAGTAAAGTATAACGGTAATGGTGATAAAGATAATAAGATACCTCATATTAGATATCAAACACCTAATGGTGAGAAGATAATATATATATTAGGCTATGATAATGCTGACAAATGGAAGATGGCTTTAGGATCACAATTTGGATGTGTACTTATAGATGAAATTAACACAGCAAGTATAGAGTTTGTAAGAGAGATATGTACTAGAAATGATTATCTTATGGCCACACTTAATCCAGATGATCCTAACCTAGATATTTATTCAGAGTTTATCAATTGTAGCAGACCATTAGAAAAATATAAAAAAGATGTGCCAGTAGAAATATTAGAGCAACTCAATTCAGAAGAGAAGCCTAATTGGACCTACTGGTTTTTTAGTTTTAATGATAATGCATCTTTAAGTGAAGAAGATATAGAGAAAAAGAAGTTGAGTGCTCCTAAGGGTACTAAACTTTATAAGAATAAGATACTAGGTTTAAGAGGTAGAGCAACGGGAGTAATATTCAGTAACTTTGAAAGAAAACTTCATTTAGTTAAGAAGGATCAAGCTAAGAAGTTAATAAGAGATAAGGCAAATGAGTACCAGGAAGAGTATTTTGTTATATTTACAAGTGGACTTGATACAGCATATTCGAGTAATAGTCCTGATACCATATCAATGAGCTTTATAGGTATAACTAATAAGGGTAATTGCTATGTACTAGATGAAAAGGTATATAACAATGCTAAGTTAGCGGTGCCAATAGCTCCAAGTGATACAGTTAAGAATTATATAGACTTCTTAGAAAGAAATAGAGCTGAATGGGGATTTGCTAAGGATGTATTTGTAGATAGCGCTGACCAAGCCACAATAACTGAGTTTATGAAGTATAAGAGGTTGAATGGATGTATTTATAACTTTAATAATGCATGGAAGAAAACAACTATTGTAGATAGAATAAACCTACAGTTAGGATGGTTTGCACATAATCAATACTACGTACTGGACCATTGCAAAGAATACATTAAAGAATTAGAAACTTATAGTTGGTTAGAAGATAAGGATAATACTCCGGAAGATAAAAATGACCACATGGTTAATAGTACTCAATACGGATGGTTGCCTTATAAAGAGAAGATAGGGGTGAGGAATAGATAATGTTTGATAAGTTAAAGAATGGGGTGAGAAAAGCAGTGAGAAGTTTTTTAAATATACAAGAAGCACCTAACTATAACTTTATGATTCAAGAAGGTATGAACTATGAGGCTAATGCTTTTAAGAATATGATTTGGTATAGGGGTGATAGCTATGAGTTAAATCAACTCTATAAGCAGATAGCAAACTATAATTATTCATTCTGGGGTAGCGTACCTACTGTAGGATTAGAAATAAGAAAGATACACACTGGACTACCTAAGATAATAGTTAATCAGCTTGTTAATATAGTTTTGACTGACCTTAATACAATAGAATTTAAAGAAGTAGCTAAGAATGACTTGTGGAAAGATATTGTTAAAGAAAACAAGTTCAATAAGTTATTAGAGAGAGCTACAAGAGAGGCTTTGGTAGTAGGTGATGGTGCTTTTAAAATATCATTTGATTCTAATGTATCTGAGTTGCCTATATTAGAGTTTTATAGTGGTGAAAAGATAGATATTGTATATGACAGAGGAAGGGTTAAAGAGATAGTATTTCAGACCAACTATACAGTTAATAAAGTAGTCTACACACTTCATGAAACTTATGGGTTTGGTTATGTGACTTATAAGTTATTTAGGGGTGATAGTGAAGTTAATCTTAATAGTATACCTCAAACAGAAAATTTAGTTGATGTAACCTTTGATAAATCCTTTTGCATGGCAGTACCATATATGATTTATGAGAGTGATAAATGGGAAGGTAGAGGACAAAGTATATTTGATAGTAAATGTGATAACTTTGATAGCTTGGATGAAACCTGGTCGCAATGGATAGATGCATTAAGAGCTGGTAGAGCTAAGACTTACATTCCTGATGACTTACTACCTAGAAATCCTAATACTGGAGAGATATTAAAACCTAGCTATTTTGATAATAGGTATATACAAACAGATAAGTGTATGAAAGAGAATGTTGCATCTACTATAGATACTGAGCAACCTATAATACCTACAGAGAATTATCTATCAACCTATGTAACTGCATTGGACCTATGTTTACAAGGTATAATAAGTCCTTCTACACTAGGAATAGATAATAAGAAATTAGACAATGCAGAGGCACAGAGAGAAAAGGAAAAGACAACACTATATACCAGAAGTAAGATTATAGAGGCAATAAGTGACATGCTACCAACATTAGTTGATACAATATTTAAGGCCTATAATACATTGTTAAAGCAACCGATAGAAGATAATGTTATAGAGGTTAGCTTTGGAGAATATGCATCACCTTCATTTGAAGCAGTGGTTGAGACTCTTAGCAATCCTAATACACCTATGAGTATTGAAGCAAAGGTAGAAGAAATGTGGGGAGATTCTAAAACAGAAGAATGGAAAAAAGAAGAGGTTGAGAGGATTAAAGATCAGACTGGAATTGCAGTAATGGATGAACCTTCAGTACCTGGATATGATGAAAATATTCTAGATGGTGAGATAGATGGACAAGAATAATTATGATATAAGAGCAATCTTTGAGAAGATGGAATTAGAATTAATATCTTCTATGAAGAGGGCTTTTTATTTTCATAAGAGAGAAGAAAAGAAGGAAGGATTCTCATGGGAACAATGGCAGCTAAGTAAACTTAGAGCAATAGACAAGTACAGAAAAGAGAATAAGAAAATTATTGATAGTTATAGCGGACCAATACAAGAGTGTATCGACAGAGAGCTTCAAGGCAATTATAAGAAAGGTCAAAATAGAGTTACTAGAGCTATTAATAAAATAAGAGCCTTTCTGAGATTCAATAAAGGTTATGTAAATATTCCAGAAGATACCTCTGAGAAACAAAAGGTAAGAGATTATATTGCAGCACTTACAGGAAGAAAACCTAGAGTACCTCAAGAAGAGAGTTTCTTTGGTGTAAATGAAAAGAAATTAAATGCATTACAAGATACAGTAACAAAGGATATAGGTAAAGCTAGTGCTTCAGTATTAAGAAAAATGGATGATGTTTATAGACAAGTTATATATAAAGCTGAAATTAATATGTCAGCAGGAGTTAAGACATTAAACCAAGCTATAGACATGGCAACAAAGGAGTTTCTAGCTAGTGGTATTAACTGTGTAGAGTATAAGGATGGTAAGAGAGTTAATATTGCTTCATATGCTGAAATGGCACTTAGAACAGCAAGTCAAAGAGCTACTTTCTTAGGTGAAGGTAGTAAAAGAGACGAGTGGGGAATATATACCGTTGTTGTTTCAGCTCATGCAAATACCTGTGAGAAGTGTTTACCATGGCAAGGGCAAATACTTATAGATGATGTATTTAGTCATCCAAGCAAAGAGTATTTAGAAGAGAACAAAGGTAAATATAAGTTAGTAAGTGAAGCAATAGATGCGGGGTTATTACATCCTAACTGTAGGCATACATTAACAACTTACTTTCCAGGTATAACTCAAGTACCCCAGGCACAGGATGAAGAAGAAGCCTTAAGTAATTATAAAGCTGAACAAGAGCAAAGATATATGGAAAGACAGATTAGGAAGTGGAAGAGGTTTAGAGAAGGTACTTTAGATGAAGAAAATTATAATATTGCAGATTTAAAAGTTAAGGAATGGCAAAGTGTAATGAGAAAACATATGGAGAATAACAAGCAATTACGAAGGGATAGATTAAGGGAGGAGTTATTAGTATGATAAGTATTTTTGTTAATTTAGTTTTATTAATTTTATTATCAACTTGTTTTGTGGTTGATATCAAGAAAATAAAAAGTAATAAGGAAGTTATTAAAGCTTGTAATAAAGTAAATGAGGAGCAAAAGAAAGCTAATGAGATATTAGATAAGGATGTTACTTTACACAAAGAACATATAGAAGAGCATAGGTTATTGAAAAACAGATTAGATGCGGTAAATAGAAAGTTAACTATTTTAAATAAAGCTAACTATAAAAAATATTAAGGGGGATTAATTATGCATAAACAAGACTTAGAATTAATTTTTAATAAAGCAAATTATAAGAAGTATTAGGAGGGATTACTAATGTTTGATTTTGGTAAAGCACTTAAAATGTTAAAGCAAGGTAAAAAGGTTGCTAGAAGTGGTTGGAATGGTAAAAACCAGTATATAGAACTAGCAACAAATATTAGTTACAAGAATGCTAGTGGAGAAATAATAAATACAGAACATGAAGCAATAGGTAACAAAGCAATTGCTTTTGTAGGAACATCCGGAGTTCAAATAGGATGGCTTGCAAGTCAAGCTGATATGTTAGCAGAAGATTGGAGGGAAGTTTAATAATGAATGAAAAAGAATTTTTAGAATGGTGTAAACAAGAGGTATGTAACTATACTAATCAGCATTTGGATAAAACTGATAAGAAGGAAATTAAAACAGATGATGTATTTATGGTATGGAGTTGTAAAACACTTCAAAATAACAAGGCATTGTTAAGTACTACATTATTTGATGGAATGTATTATGAGTGTACTTACAATGGTGATAAAAAAGAAATGTATGTAGATGCTTATAAGAAATGGGAAAACTACAAAGTTGAAAAATAATTAAGTCTTAGGAAACTAGGGCTTTTTATTATGCCCAAAACTCTTAAGGCTTTAAACTATGAGGAATAGCTGACGAGCTTAAACGGATTAGTGGACAACACTTTAAAATGGGAGGTAGTTTATTTATGTTTAGAACAAAAATGTTAGTCAATTTAGGATTATGTAGGTATCAACCATTACTTTCACCAGATGATGGAACTGGAGCTGATGGAAATGGTGGTGCTCCTGAAGGAGGTGAAGGAAGTCAACAAGCTTCATCTATTGACTATGATAAGCTAGCGGAAATAATTAATAAAGGTACTCAAAGTAAGGAAAATTCTATATTGAAATCTTACTTTGAACAACAAGGAATGTCCCAAGAGGATATCAGCCAGGCTATTAAGGATTTTAAAACTAGTAAGCAGACTAAAGCACAAGAGCAGACTGCTACATTAACAACGCTTCAACAGGAGAATGAACAGTTAAAAGCTCAGATAGTTAAAGCTAAGGTTGATGATGTAGCTTACAAACAAGCTTTAGGACTTGGAATTGAAGCTAATACAATTCCTTATATTACTAAGTTAGCTGATTTATCAAAAGTAACTAATGAAAAAGGTGAGATTGATGAAAATCTAATAACAGCTGCACTAAATAAAGTGTTAGAAGATGTACCTCAATTAAAAGGTACTAATCAACAAGATAATAAAGGGTTCCAACAAATAGGTGCTGGAGCTAATGGGTCAAAATCAAACGCAGAAGATGCTATATCTAGTATTTTCGGCAATAAAAAATAAGAGATGGAGATGATTTTTAATGGCAGTATACAGTTATGCTGAACAATTTGAAAGAGAATTACAACAAAAGTACACAAGGGAGTTAACTTCCTTTCTATTAACTCAATCTAATCCAGGAGTAAAGTTTATTAATGCACAGACAATTAAATTACCTAGATTAACTTTAAGTGGGTATAAAGACCACAACAGAGGTGCTATGGGTTTCAATACTGGAACAATAGCAAATGATTGGGAACCAAAGAAACTAGCACACGATAGAGATATCGAATTTGCATTAGATCCAATGGATATAGATGAAACCAATTTAGTTTTAGAAGTAGCAAATATCCAAAATGTATTCGAGGAAGAACAAGCAATTCCTGAGAAGGACTCTTACAGATACTCTAAATTATATGCAGAGGCTAAAACTTATGCTAGTAATGGAGCTGTTATTGATAACACAGTTTTAACTACAGCTAATATATTAGATTGGTTCGATACTCAAATGGAAAAAATGGATGATGCAGGAGTTCCAAGTGAAGGAAGAATACTTTATGTTACTCCAGCAATGAATAAGTTACTTAAAAATGCTAGTGGGTTATCTAGAAATATTGATGTAACTTCTAACAATGGAAAAATAGACAGAAGAGTTTACTCTTTAGATGATGTTAATATCATTAAAGTACCAAGTGCAAGATTCAAAACTAAGTATGATTTTACTAACGGTTGTGTACCTGCAGTAGATGCAAAACAAATCAATCTTATCTTAGTACATCCTTCATGTGTTGTATCAAGAGATAAATATGCATACATGAAGCTATTTACTCCTGGTACTGACTCAAGAACTGCTGATAAGTATGTATATCAAAATAGATACTACTCAGATACTTTCTTAATTCAAAATAAAGCTTGTGGTATTGCAATAAATGCTGAAGCAGAAGCATAGGAGGGATAATATATGAAAGCTACAAAAGGAAATAAAGTTTATACAATAGATGAAACTCAAAAAGAGTCTTATGCTGCACAAGGTTATGACATTGTAGATGATGAAGGCAATATAATTAAATATGGTGCTGGAAAATCTGTTTCCTATGAAAAGTATAAAGAATTAGAAGATAAGAATATAGAACTTGAGAAAGAGATTAAAAAGTTAAAGAAATCGGCTAAAACAGATGGAGAAAATGAGAAGGGTGCTTAAGAGTATCCTTCTTTCTATTTAAGGATGTGATCAAATGTCTTATGTAGATGAAAACTATTATAAAACCACTTATATAGGAGAATTTAGTGAGGAGCCTAGACTTAAAAGTTTATTAGGTAGAGCTTCAAGACAAATTGACTCCATGACATATAATCGTATTGTTGGTATTGGATTTGATAATCTAACAGAGTTTCAAAAGTCTTGTATAAAAGAGTCTATATGCTTACAAGTAGACTTCATAGGAAGGTATGGAGAATATATAGATACCCCTCTTAGTGGCTATAGCATAAATGGTACTTCACTTAGTTTTAATACTGAGTCATTAAATGGAGTTACTACTACAAGAGAGATAGTAAATATACTAAAGCAAACAGGGTTTACTTGTAGGAGGATATAATTATGGGATTTAAATTACCATTCCCTAAATGGACTTTAGTAACTCCAATAAAAATATATCAGACATATACCAATGAAGATGGTGAGCCTGTAGAAACTCTTATTTTTGATGATAAGTGTAATTACTCTGAATCTACTAAAAGAGTTAGAAATGAGAATGGTGAGCTCGTAACATTAGTAGGTAAAGTGATATGTGTAGGAGACATAGCACCTCAGCACAACAGAATAGAAGGTTATATTGAGGCTAATGGAGTTAAGATTAATATATATAAATCTGCTAGGCCACGTAATCCGGATGGCTCTATTTTCAGTACAGAATTGGAGTTAGGATAATGAGTGTAAAGGTAACAGTTAAATTAAATCAACAGAAGATTAATACTTTAGTTGAAGCTCAGAAGAAATCTTTAGAAATGACAGGTGATGCAACTAAAAGTGATATTGTAACCTCTGCAGTAGTTCCTAAACAAACTGGAGAGCTTGAAAGAAGTGGGTTTGTAGATACTTCTCAAATAGATAATGGTAAAGTAGGCATTATATTTGATACCCCATATGCTCGTAGACTTTATTGGCATCCAGAATATAACTTTCGTAAAGATAAAAATGTAAATGCCCAGGGAAAATGGATGCAGGACTATATAGATGGTGAGAAAAGAAAATTGATAAGGGAAAATTATAAAAAGTTCTTAAAAATGCTTAGTAAGGGGTTGATAAAGTAATGTTACTAAGTGAAGTAAGAGAGTTTTTAAAAACTAAAATAGAGAGTCCCCAGTGGTATATTGGAAAGATAGATAATAGCAAGGAACAATGTATAGGAATTTATGGAGTGGTAGGACCTACTCCTAAAATAGCTATAGGAGGTTTAGAAAATACCTCGTATAATACTAAAGCTGTATCTATACTAATACATTGGACTAAGAATTGTAACACTGCTGAAATAAAAGCACAGGAAGTTTATAATTCTTTATTCGGCCAGGATGGCACCATAGGGGGTAAAAGAATAATTAAATTTGATATGAGGACATCAGAGCCAGTAGGAATAGGTACTGATAGCAATGGTGTCTTTGAATTTGTAATTGAAACAGTAATTTATTATGAAAGGTAGGTAATTATATATGGCATTTAGTGGAGTATTTCCAGTATATAATTTAAAGTTTAAGATTGGAACTAAAGGAAAAGCAAGTGTAGATCCAGCGGATATGGCTACTATAGCAGATATGGAAACATTCTCTATATCTATAGATGGTACTGTAGAAGAGTGGACACCAATGACTACTGCAGGATGGGCAAGAAGTTTAATGACAGGTAAAAAGTTTACTATAGGACTTAATGGGAAAAGAAATGTAGGTGATCCAGGTAATGATTATGTAGCAGAGACAGCTTGGAAGGATGGATTAGACTGTAGTACAAAAGGAGAAATAGAGTTTCCCGATGGTGCTAAACTAGCATTTGACTGTGTAATTAATGTTAAGAATGTAGGTGGTGGAGATAGCACAAATGTAGCACCTTTAGAATTTGAAATGCAAGGTGATGGTAAACCAACTTATACACCAGCAACTATCATACCATAAAAGTATAAAAGTATAAAATAAGGGAGGATTAATACAATGGCAAGAGTATATGATATTATTAATCGGTTAGAAAATGGTAATCAAAAACCAGTAGTAAGAGTAGATTTAGAGCATGAGTTTAAAATAAACAACTCTAAAGCAGCAGCATTTAAGATTATGGCTATATCAGAAGATGAAAAGATTAAAGATGATGAAAGGCTAGAAAATATAGTTAAAATAGCCTTAGGAAAAGAGGCCTTTGATTATATTGAAAGTCTAGATTTAAGTATGCCTAATTATAGTACTATAGTTAATGTAATAATGGCTGCAATAGGTGATGTAGATCTAGAAGAGGTTGAAAAAGAGGCACAGAAAACAAAGAAAAATCCCAGAAAATAAATGGTATGATTTATTTGAGGACTTTGACTTGATTGAAGCAAGTTTTGCAATGCAATACAATATAAGGCTTAGAAATGATGATATGACCTGGAGTGAGTTCTCAGCGTTACTAAAAGGCATAATGCCGAAAACTCCTTTAGGTCAAATTGTTTCAATTAGAAGTGAAGAAAATAAGGAAGTCCTTAAGAATTTTACAAAAGAGCAGCATAAAATAAGGAATGATTGGAGAAATAGAAATAATCCAATTAAAGACATGTCCAATGAAGAAAAGGAAGAAGAAATAAAAAAAGTACAAGAAATATTTTCAAAAGCTTTTGGATAGTATATACTTAAATTAACAAAATTGTTAGTGAGGGGTATATGTCATGCAAGATAGAAGTTATAAAGTAGAATTTTTACTTTGTCTATTTGGTGGAATGTTTGGATTCCATAAATTTTATGAAAGAAAGTATGCTCAAGGGATATTATATTTTCTAACTGCTGGATTATTTATTTTTGGATGGATTATAGATATATTTAAACTATTCCCATATGCATTCGTTTATAGTGCAGATCAAATAGAAGAGTACGAAGCCTTGCAAATAGAAAGAATAAAAGAAAAAGAAATTGAAAAGCAAGAGAAGAAAAAAGAGAAAGCTGAGATGAATAGAGTTAGAGCTGAACAATTTATTCAAGAGCGTAAAGATGAGGGCGAAAGAATAAAAACTATGAAAAAGCAAGGAGTAGTATTCTGCCCTAAATGCCATAGTACAAGCATAACAGCTCAAAATAAAAGATTAAGCATAGGAAGAGCTGCTGTAGGTGGTGTATTACTTGGAGGTACAGGTGCAGTTCTTGGAGGATTAAGTAGTAAAAAAATTAAGAAAGTTTGTCTTAATTGTGGACATAAATGGAGTTAAAATAGAGAAAGCACTTAGAGTAAAATCTAGGTGCTTTTTTAATGCAGGAAAGGAGGCATTAGATGAGTGATAGTGTAGGGAAAATTAGTTTAGATTTAGAGGTTAAAAGTGATTTAGGAAAGCAAATAAGTTCTATGAGTGGACTTATAGCCAAGAATCTAAAGACATCATTAAATGCGGGTACAAAGTCTATGTTTGATGGAATGAAGAAGAGTGCTAATGATGGGGTTAAATCTTTAGATTCTGGTGTGAAATCTACTTTGAAAAGAATGAAAAACAATCTTAAAAACACAATGAAATCTGTTTTTGAATCAATGAAAGAAGTAAAGATGCCACCTATAAAATTTCCTAAGATGAGTGTAATGAAACCTAAGACTACCAATATCCCAAAAGCAAATACTAGAAGGGGCCCTCCAGAAGATATAGAAAAACTAAAGGATATGAAAATAGGTAAAGTTCAAACACTAGATATAACTGATAGGCAAATAGATAATTTAAGAAATAAATTAAAAACTCTTAATGATCAACTCAATAACACTTTTAATACAAAGGGAAGAAATAAGTTAGAGGGAACTATATTATCGACCGAAGCTAGAATGAACTCCTTAATTGAAAAATCAATAAAGTTAGGAGCAGAAATAACAGAATTAGACTCAAAAATAATGGGGACAGGTACAAAATCAAAGGGTATAGGTATTGCATCTCAAAACATAAGTAAATTAGGAAGAAATGCGGATGGAGCTAAGGAAAGGATTGGTAGACTGTCAAGTTCATTAACTCAACTTGGGTTTGGAGCAAAAAGAACGTCAAGTCATTTAGGTGGTGCAAATAGTCAATTAAAAATGATTATAAGGTCTATGGTTACGTGGGGTATGATATTCCCGTTAGTCATTAGAGGTATAACAGCTATGGCCACATCATTAGGTCAATCACTTATGACTAATCAACAATTTGCTAATTCATTAGCTCAAATAAAATCTAATTTAATGGTTGCATTTATGCCTATATACCAAGCTATACTTCCTGCTATTAATGCATTAATGAGTGCATTAGCTACAGCTACAACGTACATTGCTAGTTTCATAAGTGCTATATTTGGGAAAACATATCAACAGAGCGCACAAGCAACTCAGGGACTTATAGGAGCTAAAGCAGCTATGGGGGCTTATGGTAATGCTACAGAAAAGGCTGGTAAACAAGCTAAAAAGGCTCAAGGCAGTTTAATGGGATTTGATGAAATAAATTCATTAAATATGGATAATGGTGCTGATGATGCTGATGGTGGAAGTGGTGGAGGTGGTGGGGGTGATATACCTACTTTAGTAACACCACCACTTGATATAGCTCCAGTAGATAGCGCAATGGCTGAATTAGCTCAAAAGGTAAAAAAGGTACTTGCTACAATATTTCAACCTTTCAAAAATGCTTGGGCAAAAGATGGAGCTAGTGTAATGACTGAGGTAAAGAGAGCAGTTGAGGCTACAAAAGATACATTTAAAAACTTTTATAATGTTTTAGCAACTCCACCTGTTCAACTATTTATAGAGAATATTGCAAGAATAGGATTATCTTTAATTAAATTAGCACTAAGTATTTATAGAGAGTTTATACTACCTATAATAAATTGGTTTATAAATATTCTACCTGGAGCAGCCAATGGACTAAATCCTATTTTGGATGCAGTAAGAAGATTTATTGACTACTTAGCCTCTAATGGGGAATTACTTAGATGGATTTGTAGCTTGATATTAGGACTTGTAGTAGCATTTAAATCTTTTAGTATAGTTAGTGGAATTATAGGCTTGATTCAAGGTTTTATTGGGGTAGTACAGCTAGTGGGGGCTGTAGTAGCTGGAACTGTATCATTAGGAGTAGGTGGAATAGCTATAATTATAGCAGGTATAATTGGATTAATAGCTATGTTTGTAGCTTTATATGCAAGTAGTGAAAGCTTTAGAAATAAGGTTAATGAAATATGCTCTACTATAATGGAGTTTTTAGCACCGGCATTTGAATTTTTAAAAGAGAAAGCACTGGATGTATGGAATAATGCACTAGTACCATTTGGAGCTTTTCTAGTGGATTTATGGAAAACTGTATTAGAGCCTCTAGCTAAGATAATAGGAGAGATTTTAGTAATAGCTTTCCAGGCTGTAATTGATATTGCCAAAAGCTTATGGGAAAATGTATTAAAACCTTTAGCAAGTTTTATAGTAGACATATTTATAAAAGCTATACAGGGTATAATTGATATTTATAATGCATGGAAACCGGTTATACAAGCCATTATAGATATAATAAAGTTTTTATGGAACAATGTGCTAAAACCTTTTGTTAAATTTGTTGTAGATGTATTTTTAAGTTGTTTTACAAATACATTTAAGGCTATAGGAAGTTTAATTAATGGACTTAAAAAAATATTAAGTGGAGTTATAGACTTTATTGTCGGGGTATTTACAGGAGATTGGAGTAGGGCCTGGGATGGTATTAAACAAATATTTAGTGGTGTATGGGATATTATAACAGGAATTTTAAAAGCCTTTGATAATTTCTTAAATTATATATTTACAGCAGACTGGTCTAAAGGTTTTGGAGTATTAGGACATATATTAAATGGATTCTTTGCCTCTGTAAGGCAAATATGGAATGGAATAAAGCAAGTATTTACAGGTATAGTTAACTTTGTATCTGGAGTGTTTACAGGGAATTGGTCAAAAGCATGGACAGGTGTAAAACAAATATTTAAAGGTATTTGGGATACATTTGTAGGTATTGCAAAGTCACCAATAAACATGATAATAGGACTCATAAACGGAATGATTAGCGCCATTAATGTGGCTATCAGAGGAATTAATAAATTGAAGTGGGATGTACCTGATTGGGTTCCAATTATAGGTGGACAAAAATGGGGATTTAATATATCTGAAATAGGAAGTGTACCTTATCTTGCCAAAGGTGGGGTAATAGATAGTCCAACTTTAGCTATGGTTGGTGAAGCAGGTCGTGAAGCAGTTGTTCCATTAGAAAATAACACAGGGTGGAAAGATGAAATAGGAAGTATGGTAGCTAATGCAGTGTTATCAGCTATGCAATTTAGTGGAAGCTCTTCAAATAGTAATTCAAATAATGGTGATATTATTCTTCAAATAGATGGTACAACCTTTGCTAGAGTTATTAATCCATATGCTGCTAAAGAAAACCAAAGGTTAGGTAATAGCATGATAATTAAAACAGTATAGGAGTGGTTAGAATGGCACTTATAAAAATAAATGGAGTGGAAATTCCCACTCCTAGTGAGTATTCTACTGGAATACAAGATATTTCTAATGCAGAAAGAAATGCTAATGGGACTATGATAATAGAGCGTATAGCAACTAAAAGAAAAATAGAAATGTCGTGGGGGGTACTTACAAGGGAAGAAACTAATTTATTATTAAATGTTGTAAGTCCAGTATTTTTTAATGTAGAATATATTGATCCTCAAGAGGGGACTCTTAAAACTGGAACATTTTATTGTGGTGACAGAGGAGTACCAATGCTTACATTTGAAGAAGGTATTCCCAAATATAAAAATATTAAATTTAATATTATAGAGAGGTAGGTGCTATTTTTGAAGGTTGTAAGTGATAAATTTAAACAAGCTATAATAGCACCTTCTCGTATGTGCAAAATGAGAGTAACATTTGATATTAGTGATACTACTGCTAATGGAGATATAAGTAATGTAATTACTACAACAGAATTTAATTTAAGTGATAAGCAGCAGATGTTTAATAAGGAAAGAGAAAGCTCCTACAAGTTGGCCATATGGGAAAAAGATAGATGGCTACTTGATGGGAGTTTTATTATTCCATCTACAACCCCAGGTACCAATGGGGAGATGGGATGGTGGAGTAATACTATTTGTGATGATAACAATATGTTTACTATATCTGAGGACATAGAAATTAGTTTTAACAATGCTCATAGCTCTATGGGACTTACAATAACTTTTGATACTCTTTGTAATGAATATGCAGTAGATTTTGATATAGTTGCTTATGGGGAAGATAATAACCATATAAGCACTGTAAATATAACTAATAATACGAAAGCTAGATTTATTATAGAGACACCTCTTTATTTATATAAAAAGATTGTGATAAAAATAAAAAAATGGTGTAAACCATACAGTAGAGCTAAAGTATACGAGATAGATTTTGGCGTAGTTAGAGTTTATGATGACAGTAATTTAATTAACGCAAACTTAATAGAAGAAATTGACCTTACAAGTTCTAATGTAATTCCAAGTGAGTTTAAATTTGTAGTTTACAATGAGAATAGAGAGTTTAATATTTTAAAGCCTACTGGTTTTTATAGATTTTTACAAGAAAGGCAGCAAGTAATTGTAGAATTAGGAGCAGACATTACTAATGGCTTTGATTACTGCAGAGTAGGAACTTACTGGCTTAAGGAATGGCAAAGTGATGAAGGAGCCATGACAGTTACATTCACCGCTAGAAATATAGTTGATTTGCTTGATAGTGATGACTATGAAAATTTAGTATCTAGTAATACTAACTTAAAATCAGTAGCAATAGCAATTCTAAATAGGGCAGGAGTTATTGAGTATGAAATAGATGAAGCTTTAACGACTATTCCCACAACTGGACTTATAGAAAAAACTTCTTGCAGGAGTGCTTTGCAGATGGTGGCTATAGCTGGAAGATGCAATATATATGTAATAAACAATAAATTATATGTTAAACAAATAAAGATTGATTTAAATAAATCTAGTGGAATTATGGATATGGATAATATGTATAAAGAGCCACAGATTAGTTTAGAGCCTTTAGTTAAGATAGTAACCGTTAAATATTATACTGACCTAGAAACTAGTTTAGAGACAATATGTACTAATAGTGTTGTAAAAAGTGGAGATAGCCTTAAAGTTGAAGATAATACCCTAATATCCAGTATAGACATAGCTAAAGATGTAGGGAATTGGATTATAGGTATTAAGAATTTAAGAGCTAACTATGAAGCAAATTGGAGACAAAATCCTTCTATGGATCTACTTGATGTTATAGATATAGAAAATGCTTATGAAACTAATAAAGCTATAATTACCAAACAAGAGTATGAGTACCAGGGGTATTTAAAGGGTAAAACTAAGTTAATAGGAGGGATTAATATTGTTAACTAAAACATGGACAAGTGAAAGTAGATATAATCCTGAGGAACTAAATAGAGTAGAAAATAATCTATTAGAAACTCTTAATGAATTTAAATTCTTATGTGAAAATGCGAGTATAGGTACAAGTATTATAAATAGAACTTATATAGATGTAGAGTTTGCTGAAAGTCTAAATAGAATAGAGAGCAATATAGAGTCCTTGAAAAATCAATTTCATGAACTACCTGGATGGATACCTTTAAAAATTACATGGAAAGCATTAGAGCCTTTTGATTATGTAGATGCAAATAGACTTGAAATAAATATAAAAATACTTTATGAATTTATCCTTAAAGCTAAAAAAAGTGTTCAGTTTTGTGGAGTTGTAGCATGTGGAGAAGATACAAGAATATTTTAGAAGGGAGTGATTAAATGGCTTATACAAAGACTAAATGGAAAGATAGAATTGTAGAAAACCCAAGGACTTACTCTAAGGTAGATAATGCTGATGGAACAATAACTCTTACACCTAAGCCAGGAGCAGTTATAGAAAAAGGTACTCCTATAACTGCTGAGAAGATGAATAAGATAGAGGAAGGAGTAGAAAGTGCAGCTATAATTGAGGACAGCATTACGGGGAGTAAATACGAATGGGGAATTGAAAATGGAGTAGTATTTTTAGAAAAGGTGGTAATATAAATGGCAGAAAGAATTTATTTAGGTGCTTTGCTAGATATAAATAAAGAACAATATTTACCAATAATGAAAGAAGAATATAACAAAAGTAATAGTTTTACTGTAGGTAATGGTTGCATTACTAAATTTGATGATACCCATATAATTTCTTCGGATGCTAATAATTTATATATTAGAAATGCTTACACATTAGAAGTTACAAAGCAAATATCAACAGAAAAACCTATTTCAGCAGGTGCAAGATATCCATTTATAATAAATCAAGCTAAGGACAAATTGTATCATATGAATATAACAGGACAGGAAGTATTTGTATGTATATATGATTTAATTAATAATACATGGAGTAACCATTTAGTTTCTCTTGGATCAACAAGTTACGCACATTTTTCTAGCATACAATGGTTATATTTAGATGATGAATATATATATGTTTTTTCTAATTATAACTGGTTATTAAAAATTTCATTGACTAATTTTAGCGTTGTTGCATTTAAATCGGTTCCTAGCAGTACTCGGCAAAATAGATTGACATTTGATGGTACGTATTTTTATGTGGCAATAGTTACAAATTTAGATTCTTATATACAAAAATTAAATAAAAATGATCTTACTGTATTAGCTACGTCAGATAGATTATTAACAGGAAGTAATACATTTCCAGCTACTCCAACAAATATGTATTATCATAATGGATTTGTATATATGGTAGATACAGGCAATAGAGGGGGAGGAAACTTTATTTATAAAGTTGATGCTAATACTCTTGCATTAATAGCAACATTTCCTAATATAACACCAACAAATACAATGAGCGTGTTATATATAGACGAAAATAACAAATTGTTTGGAGTATCAGAACAATATTTGCAGGAATATGACATTAATACACTTGCACTTATTGCAAGTATAACATTAGAAGATACAACAGAGCATTTACAATTATTTAGTTATCCTAAAGGTGGAACACTTCTTTATGCTAGTTCTGTAGCATCCACACAATATGAAAGAAGTTATACTATACAATCATATAAAAAAGTAAAGGAGATTATATAATGATTTATGTATTTGAAAATTTTAATAGTGGTGCCAGTATTGTTTTTGCAGAAGAAACTTTAACAGGAGAAGATAAAGCGAAAGGAATAGCAATAGAAAATTTACCACCATTGCAAGAAACAGAAGGTAAAACACCTATGTTAAAATGCAGAAAATCAACAGGGGAAGTATGGTGGGAATATATCGAAAACCCAATTAATGAAATAGAAATATTAAAAAAACAGATTAATGATTTAAATATAGCTTTGGCTAACATAATGGGGGTGTAGAGTATGCCAAGTTGGAAAAAGAATATATTTGTAAATGCAATTAAAGCAAGAATGGAATTAGAGAGTAGAACTTCTGAGGATATAATTCAAGAATATACTAAATTAACAGAAGAAGAAAAAACAGAGATACTAACTGAGACATTATAATAAAAACAAATATTTATACGTATTTATATTTACAAATACGTATAAATGATATATAATTATCTTCAAAGGAGGCGATTAGAATGAAAATAAAAAAGACTATAACTGTAGATGAAGATATTTATGAAAAATTTACTTGGATTTGTGGTTATAATTCTATAAAAGCGAGTAGTTGGATTAACAATAAGATTAAGTCTTATGTTAATGAAGATGAAAACAAAGTTGCAATTATGATTGGTTGGTTTAGGTCTCAATATGAAAATCCTGCTGAACATGTTTCTTATGATTCGAGAGAGGGTGGGTACCAATATAATAATGGAGGACCTTATGACCCAGAAGGGGAATTGACAGATAAGTTCATTAATTATGATGAAAAACTGATAGAAAAAGCAGCAGATGAATTATATGCTGAGGGTAGTGAGTGGGTAAAGAAAGGTCAATATTAAACTTAATAATATATTTAGTATGAGATTAGAGAAATCTAGTCTCTTTTATTTTGTTTAAAATGTAATAAGGTAGGTGCGATATGAATGATGAATTAATAAAGCATAAATTAGAAGTACATGAGAAGAGAATTAATAATCATAGTGAGCGTATTGATGAACTTGAAAAAGGAAGAGCTGCTACAGATGTTAAGATGGATAACCTCTGTGAAAAGCTTGAAGCACAGACAAAGAGTATAAATTGGTTAATAGGACTTATGGCAACTAGCTTGTTAGGGTTCTTTTTTTATGCAATTCAAAATAATATTTTTAAATAAGAAGGAGAGATATTATGGATTTAATGACTTTTGTACCAGAACATTTACTTATTTTAATTGTAGCTACTTATGTAGTTGGAAGATTTCTAAAGAAAATAGATGGATTCAAAGATAAGTATATAACTATTGCGCTTATGATATTTTGTATTACATTTGCTATACTGCTAACTTTAGTAAATGTAGAATACAAAAGAATGTTTGATGCTATAGTAAATGCTATTTTACAAGGTATCCTATGTTGGGGTGTTAGTGTAGGTATTAATCAAACTTATAAACAAATTAATAAACAAGAGTAGTTTACAGAGTGGGAGCAATCTCACTCTTTTATATTTAAGGAGGTAGTATTAATGAAATTAAGAGGTATAGACGTATCACACCACCAAGGGAACATAGACTGGAATAGGGTTAAAAGTCAGATAGACTATGCAATTCTAAGTGTAGGATATGGTGATAACATAACAAGCCAGGATGACAAGCAATTCCATAGAAATGCTAAGGAATGTACAAGACTTGGAATACAATTTGGAGTTTATATTTACTCATATGCAACCTCAATAGCACAAGCTAAGTCTGAGGCAGATCATGTATTAAGATTAATTAAAGGTTATAAGCTAGACTATCCTGTATACTTAGACTTAGAAGATGGGCCAACTACAGGAAAGTGTTCTAATAAACTTATTGCAGACATGGCCGAGATATTTTGCAATGCTATAGAAAAGGCTGGTTGCTGGGCAGGGATTTATGCAAATACATCCTGGTTTAATAATAAGCTAACTGATCCTAGGTTTAGTAAGTGGGTTAAATGGGTAGCACAATACAACTCTGTATGTACTTATAAAGGTAAACATGATATGTGGCAATATGCTAGTGATGGAAGAGTAAATGGTATTAGTGGTAATGTAGATATGAACTATTGCTATGTTGATTATCCTGGATTAATTAACCCTAAAGCTAATATAACTAAACCAGCAAAACCAAAACCTAATGAAGATAAAAGATTGGATTATATTATACAATATTCAAATGCGGTGGATCAAAATATAGCTGAGGTAATGGCAGATAGATTAAACTGTCCTACAATTAATTGTTTAAGACCATATGCACATTATGGACAATATAAAACAGTTATTGCAGTAGGAGAGGCTAAGAATAAGAGTGGTCATACAAATGTACTTATCCAGGGCAAAGATAAAGAAGAAATTTTAGATAAAGCTATAGCTTATTGTAAGGGTTTAGGAAGATAG